GATGCGGTCTTGCGAGGCAGACAGCTGCGCCTGCACCGCTGACCGAGTGGTGGACTGCAACACGTCAGCATCCAGACCCTGCGACGTGCGGGAGATGCCGGTGCGCTGGGTCTTCACCTCGTCAAGATAGGCCAAGACGCCAAGCGCCTGCTGCCCAACAAACGGCTCAACAAGAGGCGCGATCATGCCTGGCGCCCGCGCTCTGATGATAGCGCCTGTCTCCACGTTCATCACATCGTCGATGTTGACCTGATTTTCGACGATGACCATGCGAGGATGGATCGACTGCGCCAGGCTATCGAGCGTGTTGCGCATGATCGAGGATTTGATCAGTTGCAGGTCCATCGTTTGGTCAGCAATCGACTTGCCGAAGATGGTGTGAGGCGTCGGATCAGGCTCCAGCAGCGAGAACGGCGCATATTGCACCACTTCATCGTGCAAAATATAGGAACCGTTGCCGACCGAGCAGACCTTGTGCAGTTCTGCGATGCCGTCGCCGTCCTTGTCGATCCGCATATAGCTTTCGACATAGTAGACTTTGGTTGTAGCCTCGTCATTCTGCGCCGTTAGCCCAAAAAACGATTGATCTGCTGGGTTTCTGACGATGACTTCGTTGTTCATCTCAAAACCGCCAGTTCCGGCGTTCTCCTCGATGATTGTCTTATCGTAACCCATCTGAACCAGCTCAGAAATGGTCGTCAGCTTGCGCCGAGCCACGTAAATTGCGTCTGCAATGCATGTGGCTTCGTTGTCGATCAGGAATTGCTCAGGCGGAACGCATTCGACCACATATCGAGGCGTCCTTTTGGTGCGTTTGATGCGCATTGTGATGCGCTGCTCGCCTGTCAGCAGGTCCATTTCCTCGGCATATTCCTCAACCGACACTTCATTGTCCTGGGCGATGAAGTTTGCCTCGGCCTGCGTGATGCCGGAATAGGAATAATATTCCACCGTCTCATCGGTGCGCACATACCATGTCAGAACGCCTGTTTTCAGGATCAAAGCATCCTTGATGGCGTCATGCAGGATGCGGAAACCTGGGTTTTCCTGCATGAAGATGTAGTTGATCAGGTCTGTGGCCTGTTCAGCGCTTTCCACGTCCTCGGCAGACTTTGGGATGAACTCCAAAAGCTTGTCGCCGCCCGTGAAGATGCGAAGCAAAGACGGGATCATGGAGAGGACGGTGTCGCGCACCTCTGTCATGATGACCTGAGAGCGGCCTTCTTCCTCGTTTCCGAAGAGATCGCCCAGGTAGAACGACATTGCGCGTTCACGCTCTGGCGCAATGTAGCTGTCGATGTAGGTTGTCGCGTCCTCAATGGCCTGGGCAACCCGATAGCGGAATTCCTCGTCCGTCATTGGCACATCATAAGGCGTCAAAAACCCCGTTTCACTGTTGTAAGACGAGTCTTGAACGCCATCCGCGCTGATCGGGATCAGATCGGGATTGTAAGCGCCGAATGACGTTGTAGGGTTCGCCATGTCTTAGATCCTTATTTCTTCTTTGACTTGCCAGCTTCGCTGAGCGCAATTGCAATTGCCTGCTTCCTGCTGCCAGCCATCGGAGCCTTCTTCGGCCCCTTTGGATTGACACCAGCGTGAAGCGTTCCAGCCTTGTATTCACCCATCACTTTGGCAATCTTAGCTGAGGATTTGCTGGGTTTCTTCATCTTTTCCTACCGATCATGATGGCTAATGCAGGCTCATCGCCTTCAGCCCCGTCTTCGTCATCATACTCATCTGAATCTTCACCCTCGGCCCCGTCCTTGATTGGGCCTCCGACAATCCACGCAGCGCAGGTGCGTTTTGCAGCACACTTGAAATCAAAGATTTCACAGAAGCCAAGATCACCTGCGTCGATGACCTCCATCGCATCATCAGCCATTCCATCGCCAATCCCCTCCTCAATGCAGTCGATGATCTTCTGCTTCTGGTTAAAAGCAGCACAGTTGCCGCAGAGCATTGATTTCGCCTCATCTCCTGAGACGTCCCAACGCTGACCCATTTTGCGCCAATACTGGTTATTGGGCTGATTAGGATCCATCGGACCATAGTCAGCCTTATCAATCGCCTTGCCCCTGTTCTTCAGGTTCAGGGTGATGTCGCCGGTTGCCTGCGGGCAGGTATCGCCGCGCTCGCTGTCTTCCATGTCGATGGGCTCTTCCGGTCCCATGCCCATGTTATCTTCCATCATGCGCGCCATAGCGTGATCCTTACTTGAGACCGATCAGGAGCGTGGCGGTCGTCAGCGTCGCCCGCACCTTGGATGTACGAATGGGCAGGATTGTGCCAACCGGTGGCGCCGTGAAGGTGACGGTCTGACCGCCTTCAGTCACAACAGATACGTTGCCAGCGCCGCCAACATAGATTGAGCCGTAGGCATTGCTCTCGGTGTCCGAGGTTGTGATTGCAACCGCCTCACCAAATGTCCTGCCGTTCACCATATATGAAGCCATGATGCTCTCCTATTTCTTGCGGGATGCCCGCATATTGTCGATCAGGTTTGGATAGGGTCTGCCAGCCGCCTTTGCCGCCGCCATCGCAGCCGTCTTCTTAGCTGGCGTCAGCTTCTTGTCTGACTTCGTTGGATCTTTGGTTTTCCAAACAGGCTTCTTCATATTCAAGCCTTTCCTTTATTTCTCGCCGAGATAGCTTTTGCCTTGGCCTTGGCATCCGCCTTTGAACTCGCACCCCACGCTTGCAGCGATAAAAGTAGACGTGTTGGCTGTCCCTTTTCATCCCGTTCTGGCCCCGGCATGTTTCCCATCCGAGCCAAGAATGAAGCACGGCGAGGATTATCGCCAGCCTTAACAGGAGGTTTTAGGTTCATGCCTTCAGCTTTTGCAGATGCGCGGCCCTTGGCATTCAACCCGCCCTTGGGGTTCTTGCCTTCTGCTCTCTGCCATGCCGGGGTCTTCGCCATCACACGATCCCACTGATTCCGCGCCGCAGCGGTTTGCCGGGACGCCATGCAAATGCTCGACCGCCCACACCAGCGGCAGTTCCGGCAAACGTCAAACACAGGCTATCCGCCAAGTCGGGCGAACGCATCCCGCGTTTTCTCATTCCGTCCTTGGACTCTACCACTAATTTGCCAGAACTGGGAAACGTGTAGCGAGGGGCGACCAGTTCATGGCGCAGCGCCTCATCCCGTGGCAGCTTAACAGCCCGCGTCCCCAGCCAATCCTTTACCGAGATCCACAGTTCATCCCGCAGCCGGTTAGCGTTCGGGTTCATGGCGGAGCTTTCCGACACGTTCACGTCTCTGACGTTGTAGCCTTGCTCTCTAAGTCTATCGGCAACGCCTGATCCGAGGCCGATGGTATCGACGCAGATCTCGTCTGGAGCATCCATCTTGGCTTCATTCACAATCGCGCCGACCGTCTGCATCAGATCGAGACCGCCCCACGACTTTATCTCGACAACCACGTTGCCGCGCCGTTTGCAGAGCGCCGTCCGATCTGAACCAAACCTGGCAACGTCCACTCCATATATAATAGGCTCTGACATGGGCACGGTAATATCCCGATCAAAGGCTGCATCGACAAGCTCAGCCGGGATCAGGGTATCGTCATCGCCCAGGGCGAACTCGCCGAGAACGCGGATGCGGAAGGCGTTGGACTCCTGCCCATATGTTGCGGCGATTTGTCGCACAAAGTCTGTGGAAACTAGTGGGTTATCCAAGCAACTGACGTGCATCCGGTTCCAGTCGGACGCCAGTTCATGGTGCGTCTTGTAGAACAGGCCGGATGACCGGGTGGGGTTCGAGATCATGATGGTTGTGGCGCTATGCCCTGACATCGAGCCAGCCGCCGCTTCGAAGACTGCTTCAGGAACGGCAGACGCCTCATCGACCACCAGCAAAACATGCTCGGAGTGAACACCGGCCAGCGCCTCTGGTCTTTCCGCGCTGCTGGTCCTGGCCGATATAAAGCTGCTTTCAGGCGCACCCTTCAGCACAATCTTGTCGGAGAACACCTCGAAGCTTTCCCTGAGAACAGGTGGAAGCTTGTTGATCCATGACTTAAGCTCGGCAAACAATGCGTCAAACAACTGCGCCGCAGTCGGAGCCGTAACCACACCCTTCTGCGGAAAGCGGCACGTCATATGCCAGATCAATGCCCACGAACAAGCGGTGGACTTACCCACACCGTGACCGGCTCTGACGCTGATGCGGCGCTCGCCCTTGGCAATCTTGTTCAGGAAGTCCTTCTGCCAGGGCAAAGGATCAGCCTTCAGAACATTCACCACAAAGCCAACTGGATCTGCCGCATAGGTGCGTATGAAGTCGATGTAGGCGTCAGCATCGTTGATTGGCTTGTTCATTTTAGGAGCCATTGGTTTGCTACTGCATGTGCAACAGTTTCTGTCATCTTGGGTGGAACACTCATTCCAATCATATATTTTCCAATATTGTGGGTTTTTGCCTGGTAATCATCTGGGAAAGAACCAAGACGTTTCCATTCCCGATAAGTCATCTTTCTCATTTCCTCCCAATGAGTAAATGCTGTTAGGTTTGTCACCAGAGTTGGAGATGGTTGAAATTTGTTTAATTTAACATGAGCAAAATATGAACTCTTCCCAAGGATTTTCTCACATGCTTTGCTGTAGCTTTCTCCTGGAGCAGTAAACTTCCAAAACCTTTTATCAATTCCTGTAGGCGCCGTCTCGTCAACCTCATTTGCTGTTAGGTCTTTAAGATCAGCAACCGCATCCCCAGCAGATACCCACCGACATTCAGGCTTTAGCTGAAGTTGTGGAGCAATAATATCATTGCGAAGAGCACAAAAGAAAACACGCTCTCTCCTCTGAGGAACGCCACAGTCCGCAGCATTTACAAGGAATAGTTGTGGCTTATATCCAATCTCCCGGAACCTCTGCATAACCATCTTGGTATAGCCCTTGGCGTTTCCAAGCAGCATCCCCTTAACATTCTCAGCAATGGCTACCTTTGGTTTCAGATGCTCAACCAAATCAAGGTAGTCAAAGAACAGGTCAGAAAGCACCTGCTTTGCCTGCCCTTCACGGAAGTGCTTATCCTTCCCCCATGACTTCTCACGGTCTCCAGCCATGCTGAATGTTGAGCATGGTGGAGATCCATCCAGAATATCAAGGTTGAAGACCTCATTAGGCAGATCAGCCTTTAGGAGATCACGGATAGGGCATAGAAAATAGTGCTTTGGCTTCAGGTTCTTCTGATAGTGCCAGGCCATCTCAGGATCGATGTCATTGGCCGCAATAACATCATATCCAGCCCTCTTGTAACCCATTGAAGATCCGCCCCCGCAGGAAAAGGTTGTCATTACAGACAAGCCATTCTTCGGGACATCCTTTAGGTCTGATAGGTTCCACGCGTGAGGATTAGTCATTGTCAAACTCAAATCCGCATTTAGGGCATTTGCATTCCATGTTGAACTCACTTGGATCAACCTCTTTAGATTTGCTTGTGCTAGTTGTTGTTGTGTCCCTCACGCCATCATCCAGCATGTCGCCCAGGACTGCCGCATCAAATCCTAGCAAGGCAAGATCGAACCCATCTGTGTTTAGATCCACCATCTCAACCTTCAGAAGCTCCATGTCCCAGCCAGCATTCAACGCCAACTGGTTATCGGCAATCACATATGCCCGTTTCTGTGCATCCGTCAGATGCCCTAGCTCAATGCAAGGAACATCCTTCTCACCAAGCTTGCGAGCCGCCATAACGCGCCCGTGACCTGCGATGATCGTGCCATCCCCGTCGACCAAGATAGGATTGGTCCAGCCAAACTCCCGAATAGACGCAGCAATCTGCGCAACCTGATCCTTGCTATGCGTCCGACTGTTGCGGGCATAGGGGATCAGGTCTTCAACCGACCGCCAGGTGATCTCATATTTCCCAGGAAGACCCTTCTTAACCATGAAAACCATTTCCTTTTTTTTTGGAAGACCAGTCGAACAAGGCAACCGGGGGGAGGGGGGTCCACCCTGCTTGCCTGTTAACCTGTTACAGGGGGTTTTGTATTGTAAAAAGGGATAGACGTTTGTGGGGTTGATGGGGGTTCTTTGGTTTCAGAGTATGCCGTGGGTTTCTCAGGATGCCGTGTTTCCGTGGATGCAGGTGAAGCCGTGTGTGAAATGGTATCTGTGAGCAGAGGGTGCTGCTGCAGCAGCCGCCCCCCGCCGCCGGGGGAGGCCGGGGGGGGGGTCCGCGACACGTCCCCATCCCAGCGTGACCTCGGACGCCTGCTGATGCCGCCTGTGTCCCCGTCCCACCTGTCCCCCATCTGTCCCTCATCACGGTTATACGGAGACGTCGTCCGCCCTAGGTGTAATGATTTCAATAGGTTGCAGATCGTCATCGCTGCTGTCCCCTATTGTGTCCCCTATCTCGATGGCTTGTAGCTCCAGTTCACGCTGTGCAATGGCTGCCTGTCCCACCTTAGCTGCCTCCGATAGCTGCCTGAGGGCGTGTAGATGCAGGTGCTGGTGCGTTACCTGGACCTCCTGCCGCTCCCCGAAGACGGTAGGCACAAGCTTGGTTGCCAGCCATTTATAGCTGTCGATGGCGACCCGTGCGCCGTTTGGATCCAGCTTCCCGGCCAGCACCGCCTGTGCAATGTCGCCGATGGTATCAGCGTAGACGAGGGAACGATTGGCACAGGCGCGCAAGTAGGCTAGACGGAAATCGTCGTCTTCCCCCAGCCATCTATACACGCTCCTGACATCAGGCATCCCTGGATCATTGGCACACACGTTCGCAATGGATCTACCTGACGACACGCCTGCGATGATGTCATCGATAATAGCAGGTGACTTTTTGCTGGGCCTTCCGATCCTAGAAGGCTGTTTTATTTGAACTTCCTCGGCCAGCGTCACCCTGCGTTTAGGACGCCTGGCTCTTGCTTCGATCCTTTTGCGCCGCGCTTCGATCTGCGCTGGCGTTAAATCCTTCGGCATCTGACCCTCTGCGGTATCCTAATACCATCCGGTATCCCGTTACCACATTGTATGACAAAAGTTCTGCGTCATGTCAAAACCCCGATTAACCTGTTTCTGGTTAATCGGGGCTAGTCAAAAGGGATTGCATCATTCAACAGCGTGTTCGTCGGGTTCTTGTTCTGGACGTATGCACCCGGCCACTGCCTCTTGATCTCTGCAATTGTCGCCATTGCGTCTGGTCTCTCGAACAGCCCCACGATTTCATCGAAGCTGATGACGATATGATCTGGGTGGCGCTTGGCGATCTCTGGGATGTCGTGGACCGACTTTGCAAATGCATAGCGTTTCCTGCCGTCGGGAGAGCCGTGGAACCACACCATAGCGTTGTCCTCTGGTCTATGCCCTGCCGCCCTTGCAGCCTTGTCCAGCGCCTCCCAGCCCCTTGCCATCGCCATTGCCTTCTGACCTGCTAGTTCGATGTCCACGGCCATGATTGCCTCGTCTAGCTGGTGTCTGGCGATGGCGAACTTTGCAGCCAGTTCTGGCGGGACGATCCGCTCCAGGCGTCCGATTCCCCATTCGCCTTCATATTTGATGGCGGCTTGATCTGCGACTTGGATTGCCGCCCATAAGCCAGCGTCCCGTGCTGTCTTTGCTCTGTTTGTGGTTCTGTCGGCCATCGAGATGTTCGTCCTTTGCATTGATTGACCCTGTTTTTGTGTGCTTGTTCTTGGCTATTGGTAGATAGCCGCCTTCGAGCCGTGGAGACTTGCCAAATAGGCGTTAGTTCAAGCAGCTATCTACCGCCCCATATTATCCT